CCCACCCACTGTCAGAGGCATGAACTCAATCTCACCGACACTAAAATCTGCTATCAATGGTAATTCAGGTATCTCAAGATCTTCGAATTCTAGATCTTTAGTCTTGAAATCTAGTTTATTAGGTGTGTGGCATGCTGGACAGGTATACGGAACAGTGAGTTGTGTAGATCCAAGAGTAGAGATCTTACGGAGTAAGCCTATATATAGTAAATCCGCTACAGTCAGATCCAGTAAGTCAAAAGAGGAGGTGATCCCCTTCATGACATACTCAAGATTCTGCTTAGCGGATAACTTGGATTGAGTGATATACTTTACTTCGCCGTAAGTGTACGGACGATATGTAATCACTGATCCATTAGGATAAGACAGTGACTTAGATGGTAAAGTATCTATGGTAAGGTTAATATCTGGTACAGAGGATGCTACTTGGGTAACTCTTGATTCACTCTTGTGTTGGAGTGGATTGACCCCAATATCGAATGATGATGTCACTTATTAACTCCATTCAGGTCCCCAATATTACCCCAGCTACTATGAATGGGACAGTGTAGAGTTGTGCATCTGAGTGGCTAGATCCGTTAAATGCTAGATCTATTTCAGGATACACATGGTAGCTGGCGGTCTGTAGAATGGTACGCTGTGAAGTTAATTTGGTGACTTGAAGTAATTTAACACACTTATCTAATGTTGAGACGAACTCACCATTATTTAATATCTCTATGTTTATCCAATCCCTTATCCAATTAATTAAAGTCTGTGACTCATCATCATAGAATGTTAACTTAACCTCTTTTAGGCTACTACCCATAGGTACTTTGTGGGTACTCATCTGGGAGTTGAAGCTGTAGGAGTTTAGACTAGCTACACCCTCATCAACATCTACTGCCGGGAACCAATCAGTGAATGGGGTTGGAGCTCCCTGGAACTTAACGTCCCAGAGATACTTCTTGCCCCATTCAACAGATCTGATCTGTTCAATATTGAGAACTGCCACATCGTTACCTTACACTAACGATTTATCATCAAAGTAGTCATACGAGATAATCATCTGAGGCTTCATAGCATCAGAAGTTTGACCATCCAATTGACCGAATTCGTAATCTTCCAACCAAGAACCATTAAGTTTGTATTCCCAGATCGGGTTATCCAAGTTATCTAGGCGTTGAATCAGGATGATAGCCTGCAGAGTGCTAGAAGGACCAGATTGGACACCAGTCTTGGTTGCCCAGATAGCTTCACGCCAGTTGCGGATGAAGTTGTGGATCTTATTATCTACAGTTTCAACGAACGTAAAGGTAAGAGTAGGAGAGTACTCTTGGATACCGTTACGACGGATCTTGTGACCACGAATACCAACTTCGAATTTCTGATTGGTAGACTTGGGGATATCAGTCGATTCACAACGAAGGTTAACCTCGTCGATAGAAGGAAGACCAGTTACACCAGTGGGGAACTGTGCGAAGGTCAGGTTCCAACGGAACAGACTAGCGAAGTCTCCAAGACCACGGATCTGTTCAATTTGCGGACGTGCCATATTATTATCCTCCTAGTTAAATGAAGTAAAGTTAGAATAAAGAGAGGGGATTACCACCCCAATCTATTAGATAGCCGCTGCAGCAGTATCAAACGACACACCAGTACTAACAATAACCGCTCGGAGAGGGATTTCTTCAATTGCCCGAGTAGGCTTCATAAAGACATCCACATTCAGACGATTATTATCGATATCGTCTGGGGTATTGTTGGTGCTGTCACAGACAACACGGAAGTCAATCAAGCCACGGCGACTGAGGATATTGTTAAGATACCCTTCGATAATCGCCGTAACCAGCGACTGAGTAGCAATGTCGTTCAGCTCGAAGAGGAAATCCTCTAGAGCCTCAGCGATTGCTGGCTCAACCGTGATCAAGAGTAGTCGCACGTTCAATCGATCTAGTGCACTAGGACGTGACAATAGGGTCTTTTGACCCCAGATAGCAATACCCTTACCAGGAGTAAAGCGAAGAGGATTGATACCCGCATTATACAGTGTATCCATCTCACCCTGAGTGAACCTACGACGAAGATCAAGGACGCGGACCAAGCCACGACGGAAGCCTGCCGGTGGGAACCAGATCTCGAAAGTAGAAGCAGTTTCAGAAATAGCTCCGGCTGCATAACCTTCAGGAGACACATAGATATTCCGATCGTTGAACCGATCGTAGATCTTGACGTGAGGTGTATACAGAGCAGAGTAACTTGAGTTCAAGTTGAGCTCTGCTTTACGGTAGTCAACGATATCAGTAATGTAGGAGGCAGATGATTCATCAGAGAATGGAACACTAAGAACAGATACGCTATCTTGACGAGAGCTGACAAGTCCATCTAGTTGTTGACCATAGGCGGGAGTAGCAAAACCACCGTCCATGAACACCGTTAGTGGGTAGCTATCTTTAGCAGCCAACTGATTGGAGGCAGAGATCATTTCTGCATCAGTAACAGCAAGACCATCACTACCAAAGGTCATTGCTAGGTAGGATGCTTGATCCTTAGGCTGGACAGATGAGGTGATGGCTACGTTATCAATTGCACGGATGTACTGAGAGGATTCGAGGACATCTTCGACATAGATATTACGACCAAATCCATCCTTAGCACCTGGAACACGAGAGCAGATAAATGTCTCGACAGGCACAACAGTATTCGAAGACTTAAAGACTTCGATCATGAAGGAGTTAGGCTCTTTAACCTTATCAGGGTTGGTAACATAGCGAGTGACTTTCACACCCACACTATTGTTCCAGACACCCTGGTTAGCACCATGGAGAAGGATTGCTTCATCAACAGTGGTGACTGCAGCAGCACCTTGAGTAGTAACAGATATTGCAGCAGCAGTACCAGTAGCAGTTGCATTAGTAGCGGTGCCAGCAGTAGCGTTAGTAACGTTGACCACACCAGCAGATGGGTTAGCTGCAGTAAAGGCTGCAACAACCAAAGCTACTTGAGTGAAGAACTTAGTAGCGACTTGAGCTGCAGTATCAGCCAAGAGTACATCCACTTGGTGACCAGTACCAGTACCTGTAGGATCTGTCTGAGGAGTGTTAACCCCATCAGTAACATTGAACCAGAAGTAGTGGCCCACAGCAGGAGAGTTGAATAGCTGGAGAGACTTACCAGCACCAATCACATCATAGAAGGAGCCAGGTTGGGAGAACGTGAATTGAGTAACTTCAGCGACTGCAGCTGCATCAACACCAGCATCAAAGACGTAGGCAGTTGGGTCAGCCATACCAGCTGCAACACCTAGGTTGGTATATGCAGATGTGGAGGACTTAAGTACTAAGCCACCATAGAGAGCACTCTTTACTGCACGAGTAACCCAGAGTTTATTAGACTTCTGTAGGTATGCTAGAGCAGAGAAGTATGACAAGTCATAACCGACTTCAATCCTACCATCTGGAGAGAATAAGCTAAGGAATTGTGTGTCGCTAGTGACCAATGTAGGTTTGGTTGTATCTCCCTTAGTAGCAGGGATGACGATACCGCCGAAGACACCGGGGAAACTAGGCACTCTAGTGGAGAGATCAATTTCTTTTAATGTAACTTGTGCGGCTACCATATTAAATATCCTCCTGAATTAAAGTAATTAGGTGAAGTAAAATAATTATCTATTATACCTTGCGTAGATCTGGCTTAGGTACTACTGTGGTGCCACGTGGACAAGCACCTAACTTAGCTGCATCGGCAACTAGGTTACGACCCCTAGGAGGAACAATCATCGACAGGCCATTATAGGAGATAGTAACAGGATGATCAAGACGAGAAATAACCTCAGCTGGGTTACTCATAGCCTCTGGGACAAGGTCTTCAGAGTGGGCCAGACCTTGGTAATACTCGGTACTACCCTTAGACTCAGCAAAACTCTCAGCATCGCCGAGAACTCCAACCTTCATCGAAGCAATACGAGGATTGGATTTATGGGCAGTCTCCTTGAGTACTACCTCATCGTTGTTCGTGCCTAGCTCTTTCTTAGCCATAACTGATTCCTCCTAATAAGTGAAGTAAAATTAACCAG